GGCTAAAGGGCTGGTTTGTATTTCATATCCTGCAAGGATTGGGAGCGTATAAAGGCATATCGGATATGGTCGCTGTAAAAAGCGGGCGAACTGTATTTATCGAAGTTAAGCGACCAAAAGGAAAGCAGTCGCCCAACCAAGTAAAATTTCAGAAGGATCTGGAAGATCATGGTGGTGAGTATTGGCTGGTTAAATCGGTCGATGATGTTATCTGCAAGGAGGAGGATAATGCCAAAACAGAGATACATTAATACAAGGTTTTGGGACGATTCGTATATAGTGGAAAGAGACCCTATTGAAAAATTACTATTCCTTTATCTGATCACGAACACCTTAACAAATATTCTCGGCATATATGAAATAAGCATCCGCAGAATAGCTTTTGATACAGGAATAGACAAAGATATGGTGGTTAAAATTCTGAAAAGATTCGAATCAGATGGCAAGATACGATATTTAGATGGATTTGTTGCAATCAAAAATTTCATAAAACATCAAAAGATCAATCCAAGTATGGCAAAAGGTATTGAATCATTAGCAAAACAAGTTCCGGTAACACTTTTGGAATGGATAGATACAGGCTCTACACAAGCTCCGACATATCTTAATCTTAATCTTAATTCTAATCTTAATCTTAATTCTAAAGAGAAGAGTCCGAAATCTGCTTCCAGTAAAGCTGTTGAAGGTGCTCATTTCGAAAAAAATTCTGAACCTTACAAATTAGCATTTCATTTATATGAAAAAATCAAGGCAAATGACAACAAATTCAAGCAGCCTAATCTGCAAGCATGGTCATCCACAATTGATAAAATAATCAGACTTGATAAGCGGGATCCTAAAACTATCCGGGCAGTAATAGATTTCGCAACATCAAACGACTTTTGGAAGTCTAATATATTATCAGCGACCAAACTACGGCAAAAATTCACAACGCTTTTATTACAAAGCAAAAGAGGAGGAAATAGCGATGGGCGATCTAATGAACATACAGGAAGCTATCGGGGATTTAAGTCTAAAGCGGAATATGACAAATACATCGATGAAAAATACGCAAACGTTGCAGTCGTTGACAAAGTGTAAAAAACATATTAGTTCTTTATTAGCAAAAGACCAAAGAGCTAAATTTTATAAAAAGACAGATATACCACCAAGATTTCGATGTAAAACATTTGAAGATATTTATACCGAACAAAAAAAAGAATATCTAAAACAAATACTTGCAGGCGATAGTTTATTCATCACAGGGGGTTCGGGAACCGGCAAAACATTCCTTGCTGTGGTGTTAGCTCAGGAGTTTTATATCCAAAATATCATAGAAGCGCAAGATTATTACAGCGATAAATCTGAATTCAAACCGTCCAAAAGTATCCTGTTTTTACCGGCAACAGAACTATTCCTAAAACTGAAATCATCTTTTAATGAATCGTCAGGTGAAATAGAAATATTGGACAATTTGGATAAAGCCGACCTGCTAATTCTTGATGATATTGGCACGGACAAGGTATCGGATTGGTCAAAACAGATTATTTACACGATTGTTGATAGGCGATATAGGAATATGAAACAGCTTATTGTAACCAGCAATCTGAGCTTGCAGGAAATAGGCAAACTATATGATGACCGGATTGCCAGCAGATTGATGGAGATGGGGAGCGTGGTTGAACTTGTAGGCAAAGACAAAAGAATTAAACAGGTTTAGCTTATGGAAATAAATTTAAAGATAAACGGATTGTCTGACATAGAGTTGATGACAAATGAAACAACAATCGAACGTGCGATTGCAAGGGCATTGAACAGGACTGCAGGCGCTGCGTTTACCGCCGGCAGTAAAAAGATACGTGAAAAATATAATATCAAAGCAAGAGACATCAAGGCATCGGCGTTTCTAAAGAAGGCGGTAATAGGTACCAATGAGGCAATGCTTAGGATTACCGGAGCACCGATTCCAATGAAATACTTTGGAGCAAAGCAAACAGCGAAGGGAGTTACCGTTCGGATATTAAAAGGCGATAAGCGGACATTGCTTCGGCACGCATTTATCGGAGGCTATGCACGAATACGAACCAATGCGAAAGGGAAAGGAAAGTACAAGATGCGCAAGGTCTCGGACTTCGGATCCGGCAACGTGTTCAAGCGTAAAGGCAAGAAGAGATTTCCCATTATTAAAATGGCAGCTAATTCCATCACGGTATCAAAACTATTTATGCATCCAAATGTTAATAAGGCATTCATAGCAGCAGCCAACGAAACTTTCGAGAAAGAGTTCTGGAGCAATTACAAATTCTTTTTGTCAAAGGAAAAATAAAAAGGTACTGTGGGAGAGAATGAGGCTATACGGCGCGGAGCGGCACGCAAAACGTACGATTTTGAAAAATGAGGCTATGGGTCATCAAGGGAAAAGCATTTGATGTGGAATTTATGCGGTGAATTAGTGACATTGATATATTAGATGGAAGTGGAAGATAAATTTTTTTTTACTGCTGCTGATGTTGCAAAACTGTATGGGATAACGCCGACAAGCTTAGCAAGAAATATAAAGAACTGGTCGAAGAAAGGATTGATACGGCGAAAAGGTAAGCTTATTTATTTGCCTGACTATATTCATATGGTTAAAGAAAGTTATCTCAACAGGCCGACTGCAACGAAAGCAAAAGAGGATCTTGCAATCATAAAGGTTGAGAAAGAGAAAATAGCGCTCAAAGCCTTGCAGGGTAAGTATGTTGATGTAGATGAAGTTAGAAACGAGTGGGCTGATGCCGTTAGAGAATTTAAACAAAGCGCTCTGGTCCTTGAAGCTAAGCTGTCTGATCGGCTTGCGGCAAAAACAGGGAAGACGATTGCTGCGGTAAGAAGGATATTGCGCGAAGAAGTGCATTCAATGCTTGATAATCTATACCGCGAAGGAAAATACAGACCTAAAATAAGCTTTAATGTTCCCCTTGCTGTGCAACACAAGGCTTTTAAGCAGTTCTGGGACCTAATAGCAAAATTGCCTGAGAAAAAATATACAAGCCTCAATATCAATATCGAGATTCCAAAGGCTAAAAAGGCAAAGTTAAAAAAATGAATTGGCATAATGCTATAAAAGATATTATCAAGCCGCCTGATGATCTCAGTATTTCAGGCTGGGCGGATAAATATAGAATTTTAGACTCTCGAAGTTCCAAAGAGCCTGGGCGGTGGCATACCGATAGGGTTCCCTATCTGAAAAAAATAATGGATGCTATTAATGATTTTGATACTGAAGAGATAGTTATTTGCGGTGGAGTCCAGACAGGGAAAACAGAGGTGATTTTTAATGTTCTCGGTTGGGCAATATATCAAACGCCTTTCCCGATTATGATTGTTTATCCCACTCAAGATATAGCTGAGTCGGTTTCAAAAAACAGGATTCAGCCGATGATAGAAAAAAGCATTTTAAAAACTATGCTCACATCTACCGCAGCCGATTATACAAAACTCGAAATGAAGTTCAAAACTACAACCGTTTATTTTGCCTGGTCAAACTCTCCTGCAATGCTCGCATCCAAACCTATCTGTTTTTTACTGTTAGACGAAGTTGATAAATATCCTCAATTCTCAGGACGGGAAGCTGATCCTATTGCGCTTGCAAAAAAACGAACCAGCACATTTAAAGGTCTTAGAAAAATAGTTTATGTTTCTACTCCGACTCTGAACAAAGGCAATATTTGGAAACAACTGCAAAGCTGTAATGTGATATATAAATACGCCGTGCCTTGCCCTAAATGCAAACATTACCAGACGTTTGTTTTCGAGAATATAAAATGGCCTGCCGATGTAGATATTGAGACTGTAAGAGATATGGCATATTACGAATGCGAAGAGTGCGGTTTTCACATACAAGATCATCAGAAATCAGACATCCTTTCCAAAGGCAAATGGATTGAAAACAAAGTAAACGCCGAAAAACATAGAAAAGTCGGTTTCCACATCTCGGCTTTATATTCGCCTTTTGTCAGTTTCGGTGAAATTGCCGCAGAGTTTTTGGAATCCAAAGATGATCCTGCGAAACTTATGGATTTTACAAATTCCCGTCTGGCAAAACCGTGGGCTGAAACGGTGGAAAAGAAAAAAGAAGAAGATATCTTTATTCTAAAAACCGATTACGAACCAGGTATCGTGCCAAAGGATACAATTGCCATCACAATGGGCATAGATACCCAGAAACGAGGCTTTTATTATCTTATGCAGGCCTGGGCAGCCGATTATACAACACTTATGACGCGATATGGCTATACAGGCACTTTTCAGGAGCTTCTCAGCATTATTTTCGAAAGCAGATATAAAGTTGCAGATTCAGATCTATATCTGTCTGTGATACAGGCTTTTATGGATTCAGGCGGCGACAGGACCGATGAGGTTTATGAATTCTGCAGAACATATTCAAGTAATATAATTTTTCCGATAAAAGGGATGTCAAATCGTTCCGGCACACCTCTGAAAGAGAGCATTATCGACAAATATCCGGGCACAAATAAATTCATTCCGGGAGGCTTGAGGCTGGTTAGCATTGATACAGCATATTACAAAGAGGCTATATATCGAAAAATGCAGATTGAAAAAGGCGGGCGGGGCAGATGGAATGTTCATAAAGATGTGAAATCCGATTATGCAGCTCAAATGACTGCAGAGGAAAAGCGCAGAATAAGAGCCGGCAACAGGTATATCGAAAAATGGGTACAGATACGAAGAGACAATCACTGGCTTGATTGTTCCGTTTATGCCTTTGCCGCCGCCGATCACGCAGGCATTAGATATATGCAGGCAGATGCAAGGAAAAAAACTAAGAGAAAAAGAAGGTCGATTATCAATAAACCAGACGATGCATACATAGACAATTTTTGAGGTGCAAATATGGGAAGACCAAGATTGAAAAGTGTTTATGATTCTTCGGTAACACTTCATCTGACTGTCAAAGAGCGCACAAACATAATAATCTGCGAACTGGCCGCAAGAAAGGAATCTACAAAAAGCAAAATTATCGAAGAGCTTTTGCAAGAAAGCCAAACTTTCAAAAAAGCATACGCTATGCTCAATGCGCAAAATCGATTTTATTAATAACAAAAGGCGAGAAGAGTTTTTTAGTCGACTATACAAAAAAAGATATGCTCATTAAATTAAAAACAACATGAACAAAGGAGCAAGATTTGGCAAGAACATTTGGTGAACAGCTCGATACGATTCAGACTGCTATTGAGGCTCTGGAAACAGGAAAAGCGCAAAGTTATGAAATTGAGGGGCGAAAAATGACCTATTTTGATTTGCGCACTCTTTACGCGAGAGAGGAAAAACTGATCAAACAAATATCATTATACGGGCGCAATTATATTCCCGGTCAGGAAACCAGTCCAACAAAAACGAGAGTTAAAGTTGTTTTCGGCGATTAGACAAAAAGTAAAAAAATTTTTTATGAAGCGCTCATTTTATGAGGGCGCAAGACGAACGCAAAATAGAGATTTTCACGATGCAAACGCTCCATTCGAAAATACTGCGGCAACAGACAGACCCACAATGCGGGCAAGAGCGAGATGGCTTCACGAGAATAACGGCATAATTGCAGGAATCGATAACAGTATCGTCAATAATGTAATTGGCAGCGGCTTAAAATTGCAGGTCAAAACCGACGATAGCAATTTGAATAACAGGATTGAAAATCTATGGAACAATTGGAGCGAAAAAGATAATTGTGATTTGACAAAAAGACAACAGTTCGGCGATATGCAGAGGCTTATTCTCGGTCAAAGAATGATGGACGGTGAAATTCTGATTGTAAAACGCTATAACCGAAACCTTAAAAATCCTCTTTCATTGCAGCTTATCGAATCAGACCGCATTACCTCTCCTTTGAAAGCAAGCTATGCAAGCTATGATCTAAATAATTTTGTTGACGGCTTAACTCTTGATCAAAACGGAGCCGTAAAGAGCTATTCGATTGAACAGCCTAATTTCACATATCAGGATCTCAATGCTGACGATGCAATACTTTATTACAAAATGGAAAATAGAGCAACGCAATACAGGGGAGTAAGCGAATATAAACAGGCAATAATAGACTTGAGAAACCTTGCCGGATATCAATCCTCATTGCTAAAAAGCGCAAGAGTAAGGGCAAATATCGGATATATCGTGGAAACCGACGAACTTCAAAGCAGAGTTGGAAATTTGCAGAAAGAAGATAACGATCCGATTTATGATATTAACGGAGTTATGGTTGAATATTTGAATCCGGGCGAAAAGATAAAGACACTTGATCCGGCTATTGTCGGACTTGATTACGGGCAATTTGTTACATCGGCGGTCCGGACAATCGCAGTTGCAAGGCAGATATCATACGAATTGGCATTCAGGGATTATTCAAAGGTCAATTTCAGCAGCGCGCGCGCAAGCATCATACAAGATCACAAACGTTTCTCAGCCGAGCAGCTTCATTTTGTCAATTATGTTCTCAAACCGATTTATTGGGAGTGGCTCACTGCAAATGTTTATGCAGGCAATATCAAAGGACTCAATGCCAGTAAATTTGAAAACAATATAGACGCCTTTAAACCGCTTTGGATACCTCCGAGGAGAGAATGGGTTGATCCTTTGAAAGATATGA